TGAGCGGCTCGAAGTCATGAAGAAAGTGGCGAGCGATTCACTTAAGGAAATCATCCGTCATCATTACAGAAATGAAGGCGTACGTTCAGCAACCGATGATCACATACATAGGCAATAAACGAAAACTTATTAATAAAATTGAAGAAATTGTAGATAAGTTTAACCCAAAAACATGTGTCGACGCATTTTCAGGATCGGGTGTTGTTTCGAGAATGCTTTTAAGTCATTCCGAAAAGTTATATGTAAACGATTTGGAGAAATACTGTGAAATATTATCCACATGTTTTCTTAAAACTCCCTCGTGGAGTGATCAAGCTGAAATAGCTCAGCATATTAATGCCATGAATAATACACCCGGTAAAGTCGGACTCGTAACTGAGTTGTATTCGCCGAGTGATACTTGTGATCGATGGTTTTATACACCCGAGAATGCTAAGCGTATCGATGGAATGATAGACTATATTGAGAGATGTGTCCCCGAACATCTCAAACCCTATTGCCTCGGACCACTCATTGTGAAGGCGAGTATTCACACAAACACGTCGGGTGTATTTAAGGGGTTCCACAAAGGGGGGTGGGGTGGTAAAGGGGGTCATGCCCTTGATAGAATCACAAAGAGGATTGAAGTTGAATGTCCCATGTGGTTGGAACCTAGGAGAGAAGTTGAGGTGAAGCGACAGGATGCCTGCGATTTCCTGAGAGAACTCCCACAAGTGGACCTCATCTACCTGGATCCGCCATATAATCAACATCCATATGGATCAAATTATTTCATGCTCAATCTCGTGTGTACCAATGAGAGACCTCATACACTTTCAAAAGTATCAGGTATCCCCGGGGACTGGAACAAGAGTCAGTACAATAGTAAAAGTAAAATTAGAGAAGCCATGGAACTTACCCTGAAGTTGGCTACTGAGAAAGCTAAACATACCCTGGTGTCATATAATAATGAAGGTTTCATCAAACCTGATGAGTGGGAAGATATTCTTAGACCTTACACATACGAAAAAATTGAAATTGACTATAATACATATAGAGGGAGTCGTAACTTAAAAAATCGTTCAAATAAGGTTACAGAGTTCCTCTTTGTTATCTCGTCTTCGTAATCTTGAGGTTTGTCTTTTTCGTAGCTTTCTTGGCATCCTCCTCCTTCTGATCCAGGTACTTGGGATTGTACATCTTTTTATGGAGTTTCCAAAGATTAGGACTTCCAACCCTGAAATTCTTTCTAACCGAAGCTTTATACCAAAATACACAATCTGTTATTTTATTTGATTTCACAGTATTATCCAATACTAAACACTCATAATTCTCTGTACAAGCGTCCATGACCTTAGAGAACATATCATACGAGGGAAAAATCCCAAAAAATGACTTATAGAGCTTTTCTCGGTTTTGTATTATATTTTCTCTAAGAATGAACACATAATCCACGTTGGCGCGCAATGCAGGTGGCAAATCCATCACATATTGCATAGTTAACATAAAGAATATGTTATAGTGTCGACCATTCATAAAACACTGACGAATACACGTATCTTTGAGAAACTTTGAATCATACATACAATCATCAAGAAGCATAAAGGCGCCGTTATATAGATTCTTCCCCCTTGTACCCACTATCTTTCTCTGCCTGGATATAACCCTCTCGATAGCATCTTTATCATATTCTCCATACACAAAGAGATCTGGGATAAACTCACCATAAAAATGATTCCCCTCCTCCGTACCTGATAAGACAATTCCCGCTGGTATATGCTTCTTATGATACATAATATCCTTGACCAAGGTTGACTTTCCCGTGTTACGCTTTCCTATAAAAACACAGACCCTATCATCTGTCATAGTCTCGGGTTTGAATTTCCTCAATTGAAGATTCATTCTACAGTAGTGTCCCGTTTTATTTAGTAAAATTTTACTCACATAGAGTAGGAATGTCTGGTCGTCTAAGACTCGCAGCCACTGGAGTCCAAGACCAATGGCTTACAGGAGATCCACAATTTTCATATTTCCTGATGAATTTTAGAAGGCATACAAAGTTTTCCATAAATTATATTGAAAGTCAATTTGATGGAGACGCTACATTTGGTAAAACTGTTACCTGCCGTGTTCCAAATGACAGAGGAGATCTCATCAAAAACCTGACTTTGAAAGTAACCCTTGACGACCCATCCACTGTGCATGAATGGTGCCCATCTATTCTATCACACCTTGTGGAGAGTGCTGAACTTTTGATTGGTGGACAGTCTATTCAAAAAATTACAGGTGAATATATATACATTCACCAACAGCTTCACAATACAGACGATGATATAGATCAGACTGTATACTTTCTAAATGGACATGGTCATACAATCGCATACACGGGCGATTATACATACTTTATGGATCTTCCATTTTGGTTTTATCGTAATGCGAGTCTGGCTATTCCAACGTGTGCCCTCACCAAACAGGTTGTTGAAGTTCGGATAAAATTGAGACCCCTCCCCGAACTTGTGAGTGGCAGTAATCCACAAACTGCCTCAGCAAACCTCAAAAAGATTTCACTCGATACAGAATTTGTGTTTCTTACCGACAATGAGAGAAACTACATGATGTCCAGACCACTTGATTATGTCGTGACCCAAGTACAAATGTCCAAATTCGTTATGAAAGCTGGTGAAAATACAAAGTCGGTGATGCTCAACTTTTCACACCCAGTGAGAGAACTCTTCTTTGTTTCACAATCTGAGGAGGCTGTTAGAGCAAATCATCCAAATAGATATAATATCCTAACAAATGTAAAACTTCAATTCAATAATGAGGTTGTTTTTGATAGAGGAAGAAAGTTTATTGTATACGAACAATCTCTTAAACATCATATTAGTCCACCGGAATATGTAGCCAATCAGGCACATAAGCAATCGGAGTTTGGGATGTATAGTTTTGCCCTAAAACCAGAGGTTTATTATCCAACTGGGCAGGTTAATATGAGTCGTATATTTCACAAGTTACTCACAATCAAGATAGATCCAATAAATAACAGCGATGACAATAATACCAGAGTGTACGCTGTAAATTATAACATACTTAGAGTTCATCACGGGTTAGCTGGTTTAAAATTTTAGAATGCTATAATAGTAATGGCTGGTGTTGTTCAGCTCTTGGCATCAGGTGTCCAAGACAGGTATTTTACCGTGGACCCAGACTATACATACTTTTTGCAAAGTTTTAAGAAACATTCGAACTTTGCAAGAGAATATATAGACATAGAATCGGAGAATGTCGCAGATTTTGGTGGCAAGGCAAGATTCAGAGTAGCTCAAAACACTGGCGATTTGATATTAACTCTCAGTGTAAAAATTAAGTTGCCGGCCATTTCAACTATAGTGTATACCGACCCAAGATTTATAGAGTCTATTGGTCATGCTCTTATCGAATACGCCGATCTCATTATAGGTGGAAAAGTTGTACAAAGACTTACAAGTGATTATCTTCAGATATATTCAGAACACTTTGTTACACAAACAAAACAGAGAGCTTTAAAACATCTCGTGGGAAAATATCCCGAACGAACGGTTGATACAAGAGTTTCGGACAAGGATATATTAGGTAATATTGGGAGGGCAGACACGGAAGACGAATTCTTTGTCGATCTTCCATTTTATTTTTACAACAACCCAGAACTGGCACTACCTCTCTGCGCCATTAAAAAACAGGAAGTTGAAGTTGAAATTAAGATACGAAATCACGATCATCTCATTATAAAGGGTACAACTGGAGAACTTCAACCCGTAACGCCCGGTAGTATTCATCTCAAAAACTTTTCGTTGTGTGCGGAAGCTGCTTTTATTGATCCCTGTGAAAGAATCAAAATTGAGAATGAAAAGACGAAGGATTATATCATTACACAACTTCAACAAAATGTATTTGATATTGATCAGGGTGTACAGAACGCCCAATTCAAATTAAATTTTTACAATCCAGTGAAGGAACTCTATTTTGTGATTCAGAGACAGGGTGATACGGGAGTTGGCGAACACCAATTTATAACGCCATTTGATTATGATAATACACTCGCAGACACAGGGGGTAAGTACATTCTTTATGAAAACCTTGACCACCTTACACTTGATCTTGACGGTCAGCCAATTATTACAGAAGAGACTGGCAATGTTATATTTCTTAAGGCTGTTCAGGCAGCCATCCATCACAGCAAGACACAACTCATACGGCGATTCTATTCATATAGTTTTGCGCTTCAGCCAGAGAAGTGGTACCCAACCGGTCAGATCAATTTTAGTCTTGTGAAAGAACAGATACTTAACCTAAGTCTGACACCCTGTGCCAATTATTCAAGACAAGTTAGAGTGTACGCTGTGAGTCACAACATCCTTCGTATAAGTGAGGGAATTACTGGAACTCTTTTTGATTTGAAATATTAGTAAAGACGATGAAAACTGGTTTCGGTGAATCTTCAGGAGAATACGAGGAGTCACAGCAACAGGCCTTGATGGGGATACTCATTCCTGTTGTTGAGAGAAGTATGGTACTGGCGGCCGAATACTGCAAGGCTTGTGATCGCGATACGATACTTTCAGAGGATATGGAATACGCAATTAAGTATTGTGCGATGTATACAGTCGGTCAGAACATCGGTTCCCTCTTCCCGGATATTTACGATGAAGAGTCTTCGGACGAGGATGAGCTTGAAGAGGTTTCACCAGGAGAATGTCCAGCATTTATGAGATATTCGGGTAATAATCAGACTTTCAGGCAGATGAATGATGCATACGATCGATGGGAAGAGTGGGTCCCACAAAGCCCGGTAGAAGAGATGTTAAAAAATGCTATTAATAGTAATGAGTACATCGGAGCCGGAGGGATGGACAATTTCTGAATATAAGTCATTCAAAGTTACAGGTGACGATGATTCGGGAAGTAGTTCTGATGGAGATTCTGATGACGAAGAAGAGCAAATATTTGCAAAATCACAAATTGTCAGAAAACCTAAATATAAAAAAATTGTACACAAAGAGGAATTATTACCAGAGTGAAAATATTATATAATGTATAATATAAAACATACCATGGCTGACATGACCGCCCAAGCCCTCAATACTGTTAACCTCGTTACCCAAGAATTGGAAACTCAATCCCTCAACGCGATTGTTGCGGGCTTTAGCTTCGCTGCGGCGATGAGCTGGATGGACTTGGTCCGCTGGGTTATCCAGCAGTTGATCAAGGTGCCAAAGAACGGCGGCGCCCAGTACACTCTCACTGCTATCTTGACTACCTTGTTGTCCATCGCGGTCTACTTGGTCGTCTCCGGTGTCTCCACTCGTGTCTCCAAGCCAGCGCAACCAGTCTTCGCGATTACTCGCTAAGTTTTGGGCGTCGCTTCATCAGGGACAGAAGAATTATTCCACTAAGAACAATAACTCCAATGGAGATATACTCTTTCCATTTATAAGAATCCCCCACATCTTCGGGGATACTTATTGATGGCTCACCCAGGGGAGTCTTTGGTTCGACTCGATCGACCAGACGATTAAGTGCGGTCAGTATTTGCTGTAGATCTCGTTCCCTGGGTTTTTCTTTTACGTCGACTGTTGTAATCTCAAGAATCATATACCACTTTGAATCTGGGTTGAGTGTTACATAATCGCCATCATCCTGTTCTTCAAAAATTTGAAAATTTAATTTTTGTATTGAGATTGGGTTAAAGTAATTTGTTTTTTGATTAAATCTCTTCCATTGTTTATCACGAAGTACGGACGTTGAACCTGCCGTAAAATGTCTCTCGAGTGGAACTCTAGCTAAAATCTGTCCATTTCTCTCATCTAAGATTTGAGCTACTTTAGGAATATCGGGGCATACAATATCGACATATTTGGGTATGTCGGTGCCCGAACCACCCGCAAACCCGACTTGCGTTATATAGAAGTCAACCATCTTGATACCTAGGACGCGACTCATATCCTCAACATGTGTATTTGATTCGAGTTGAAGATCCAAAGAAAATGTATTATTTGTACGGGTGACAAAGTTTGAATCTATTGTGAGGTACTGAACCTTTTTGGGTATATCCTCTAATGACATTCTGAATTATGACAATATAAAAAATAGGGTAAAATGTATATAAATGACATTTGTGGATAAGGGGTACGCGCGCATCAAAAATGCGCTATCAAAGGAAACCTGTGAACTAGCTACACAATATGTTTTATTTGAACAGATGAATGATGTCGATGGTAAACATATCAAACAATTTAACAGATATGAACCGAACTCATATGCGTCGCGGGCAGATGGAACACACGGAGTTTACGGAGACTCATTGATGGAAAGTATTTTACAGTTTTTAAAACCAGTCGCGGAAAAACATAGTGAGTTAAAACTTATTCCAACATATTCATACTATAGAATTTATAAGAATGGCCATGTTCTTCTCCCTCACAGGGATCGCCCATCTTGTGAGGTATCATTGAGTTTAACACTCGGTTATCATTATACCGATGCCGACGAAGATTACAGATGGCCCTTGATTATGAATCATGTACCTATAGCTGCGGAAATAGGCGAAGCCATTCTATATAGGGGTTGTAAACACGAACACGAACGAAGAAAACTTGACGTAGGTGAAAATTCATTTCATATTCAAGTATTTTTACATTACGTGAACGCAGACGGACCTTACGCAGAAAAGTGTAAATATGATGGGAGACCAAGTATAGGTATTAGAAAGGAGAATATAAAAAATAAAATATAGGTTAAAATTAAATGTACATTAAAGCCATCTACAGAACCATTTTTTCAATGACACCAGATTATATAGAAAACTTGTGTATATGGGTAAAGACTGCCGTATGGGATGCCCCGAGGCGTATTTACCTGGATGTTAGTTCAGAAAAACACCGAATCGAAATGGAACAAGAACGCCTAAGTAAAGTCGGACATCGTTAAGAAATCAGACAATGAATTTTATTCCACTCGTAACAGACGAGTTCCGAATCACATTCTGTCGGGCAACTGAACCACTCTGCTCCGACGTCCAGCGTATCATCTGGGAAAAACTTCTTTACGATAATATAGAACTTGAACCTCCCAACGCTCCCGAAAAATGTCGTATAAAATACTCAAGAGTTTCTGGGAGCTGCTTGCCCCGTCAGCTATTCGAACACCTCTCCCCGAACCAGTAATGGACGAATATAAAGACCATCGAGAAATTGTGGCCACAAATGAAGCCGGAGAAACGATAGTTCTACATCTACCAAAGTCGTACAACCTAAATCACAATTAAAGTTTTAATAATAATATCAAATAATGGATCGTCAGTGCCTTGTAGACTTCCATTTGAAATGTGAGGAAATACTTTCACAGTTCAAAAGGAAGAGACGTGATATTTTCGTTAAATACGGAGATACCCAATACGACAAACAAATTTCAAAACTTCTTTCTCTTACAACCCGCATCGACAAGGAGATTCGTGATATTGACGAACAAGAAGATACAAAAGTTGTCGGTAACCTCTTTGATGAATATGGGATACACGATAAATTGATACACACCCTAAAGTGTGAATTTGAAAACGATGACAAAGAAACCTGGTACAGTGAAAATTTTGATAACTGGTCTATGATGCCACAACGTCAAGATTGTGAATCGTATTCACTTCCAGACAGACTAAGCTATTCGGAATGCCGCCTCGCAATGTTTGATCATCTTGAGAACGAATGGAAAAGAAACACATTTCCAACCATGTACAATCGTTTAGAATTTTTTTAATATATAATGATAGCATGAAATGGAAACTTGTTAAATGTTTCTATATTCAAATGAGGCAGCATATGACATTTTCAATTGTCGCTGATGGTGTCTGTACCTTTATCCGCAACGTTGCGAAAGAGATTTCTTCGTTTAAGTTAAATAAGGATACCCCACGTGTATTAATAAGAAAAGATGGCTCGGCAAGCACGAAAGATTGTTGAGAAGACTTACTACTATGACGATTCCGAATCCGAATCTGAATCGGACGACTATGAGAGCGACACCCCAGTTGGTCCGGTAAGAGTTCTTGGCTTCCGTTGCCCCGATCGTCGCATCGGGGATCCCGGAAGTGAAACCGAAAGTGAAACTGAAAGTGAAAGTGAATCCATCTCAGATTCCGATGATACAACTGACTATGAAACCGAATCTGAACCCGAATCGGATTCAGAGCAACTTGATGAACCAAAGCCATACTATGGTGAGGGGTTCCGGGTATATTTTGATAGCCACGAAGATAAGAGATTTTTTATGAAAGCATTTGGATTTAATTAATTTCAACACATTTAAGGAATAGAGTTTTAATAATAATAAAAGATGTTATATCAATTTGAATGGATCGTTGCTATTGGAGGTATTTTTGCTTTTTGCGCCTCCTTTGGAA